AAAATTACAACAAAAAACAGCGGAAATATTGCCACTACTAATAATAATTGACACAATTGGATTATTATTACCTAAAGAAGCTAAACCAATTATAGCACAAATTAACTTAATATTTGGAATTTTTGTTACAATTTTAGCGGCTCTTACATTAGTATTAGGACTATTAAGTAAAGTAACAAAAGCATTAAGCAAAGCAAAAAAGAAAATGGATAGTATAGAATTAACTGTCAAAGCAAAAGCAGAGCCAGCAATGATTACCAAAGGCAAAGAAGTTAAATTATCAGTTGAAGCATCAGGTAGTGATTATCAATTTTCATATGAATGGACAGATAAAAATGGAAACATAATTCCAAGAGATCCAAATGATTTAGAAGGTGACGATGATGGAAATAGAACCATAATACCAAATATTCCAGTCGTCATTGATCCTTACAGACCAGGATTACCATCAACTACATATTCATGTAAAGTGAAAGATGGAAAAGGAACCATCAAAAATGCAACAGTTATAGTTAGAAGGATTTAATACTTTCTAAAATTTTCAAATTTTACAGTAAGTTTCTTATCCTCAACTCTTATAGGATACTTAACTGGTGATTTTAGTTTAATTACATTTGTTTCAAAAGGATTTACTTCATTATTTGTAATCAAATTATTGACTAAAATTAATTCATTATTTACAAGTCTATTATTTATAAATTCAATACATTCTTCATCACTACTTCTAACTAAATAATCAAAATAATCTTGAAAATTATTAAGGTTTGCGGTATTAGATTTAACATCATCATAAAAATAAATTTTATCATACGCTTCCATTTTAACTGGAATAAATCTATCATTATCAATTGTTAAACCTATCAAATGACTTAAAAGAACTTTATTTTTATCATAAAAAACTCTATCTTGATGCCCAGTTACTCTAATAGATTCAGAAACAAAATATATTTTATCTATCTCTAAACCATATTCTTTTAATTTAAGTCTTAATTTATTGAGTAAAGGTGCATGTTTTTTTCTATCACTTCTGGCTGTTAAAAGACCAATTTCAATATTTTTACCTATTAAATGCTTAACATTATTAAGTAATAATTGAACATCTTTTTTATTTAAAATATCATCATCAAAAAATTCACTATACGATATTCCTAAATTACCTAATCTAGTGTTGCTATTTTTTCTTAATATTCTTTCCATTATATCTTTAGAGATATAAAATTTTTCATTATTATATTCAATTAGAATATCATCTTTAACATAAATTCCACTTTTAATTAAAGCGAATTCAATAGGAGAAATCTTAAATATTGGAATTGCTGGTTTATTTTTATCAATAACCCATATATCACTCTTTATATACCAGAGAGTATTATCAAGATCGAAAAAAGCAATTTCTTTACTCATATATTAATCTAAAAATTTTAATAAATCTAATTGATGTCTTTCTATAATCTTTATAGCATCTTCTTTTGAAAAAAATCCAGCTTCAACTGTTTCACCTTTCAAAAAATTACCTAATATCATATCATTAAATAATTTAACGTTCATTTCTTCTCTTTCTATTCTAACAATATAGCAAGTTAATTTTTTATTCGCACCAGCTTTAAAATAATCAATAATTACTTTAGGGCTACCTTTTAAGTGTCTTTTTTTCAACTTTACTGTTGTTTCTTCTTTTAATTCCTTCAATGCGGTTTGCATTTTAGTCATTTTTTCTTCTATATGACCTTTTGGAATAGACCATTTTCTCATTTTTCTCCTAAATTTTTTAGGACGAACCAATAATATTTTATTATTGTAAATAAGTACAACACCAGATAGTTTATGACTTTCCACAGATTCCATTAAATTTTCAAAATTTCCCATAAAGATATATATAAATTATGCTTTCTCTACTTCTAATGTGTTTTCTACATCTAAATCTAGTTCAGCTTCTTTGTCTGCAATATGAATAGGTATATTTTTAATACCTTTAAAGTCTATAAATGCAATTTTTTCACCTTGCTTCCAATCTATTTTATCAACAATGTCACCAATACTAGGTAATTGATCTAATGTTAATGTGAAAGATTCCTTTACAAATTGATCATAATTTTTTAATTTCTTCATAGTTGTTTTTGTTTTATCTATATATTATAATTTAAAATCAAAAAAGTCTCACATAAAAAGTGGACTTTTCTGATTTTTAACGATTAAGGCTTATATTTTCCCAAATTATTCATCATAGAACTCATATTTGGTATTTTATTTGCATAATTTGGAACATTCGTTCCTTGTTGATTTTTTTGAGCTTCTTGATTTTGCTTGTTTTCTCTTTCAATTTTAGCATTCAATCTGGATACATATTCCTCATATTCCCACCAAGATAATTTATCAATATAAAATGGTGGAATATGATCAATATCCATAAACCCAAATTTATTATCCAAAATATTCGTCAATGGCATCTGGAATAACGAAAATACTTGAGGCTCCTGCGGGAAAGCTCATGTCGGTGTGGACCTCCAGACCACACGATGGACAATCACATTTCATTTCTTTAATACCAAATAACATTTGACCTACTGCATGATTCAAAATTTGAAAAGTTCTCATATCAAAATTCTTAAATTCTTGTTCTTTTGCCTTTATTCCTTCATCTGTAATTTTAATTCTATCATGAAGCATAAATGATGCAAGTTTCAAAAACGCAACATTTGGATTTTTATCTCCTTGAATTTTACTCTTAATATCACCAAAGAAAATCTCTTGAATACCAATAGTTGGAGGTGCTAATTTATAATCTACACCATTTATAGTAAATACAAATACTCTTTCTTGTGGATCAAAAAACTTTGCTAATTTTTCTGGCATCTCATAGTTCACAAAAGATTTTTGAACTTTATTTGAACTGGTTGATCTTAATTCCATCTTAAATTCATGACCACAATTCTCACAAGTTACATCCTTTGATAAATTTTTACCACCTGGAAATGTCAATTCCCTTATCATAAAAATTAAAAATAATCTGTCTCCATCACGTACATCTTTATAAGAACCTTGCATTCCATTAGCATAAAAATATTTTACACAAGAACTTAAAATACCATTCATTTTTTCTGTTATATCTAAATAATTAGAGTCCTCAACCACAGAATATGCTTGAACCTCTTGAACTTTAGCAGCTCTAATACTAATCTTTGTGCCTTGTTTATAAAATAAACCACAAGGTAAAATTTCTAATGGAATAACCATATATTCATTAGAAGGCACATTATCCAAATATGACGAATCTACTTTTTTTATAGAATTTAAATCGTCTTGTTCACCTACAAAATTCTGCTCCAAATACTTAAGAGCTTCATTCTCCTTTTTATTATTAAATTTATCAGCCATCTTTATTAATTTTTTGTTTTATATATTAAAACAATTCTGTCCCCTAAAATTAATATATAAAAGAAAAACATAAAATGATTATACCAACATATAATATAAATGATATTGAATATGTATATGACTTTGATAACAATGGGATTGCACATTCATATCCAAATACTCCTCCAGGTTATTCAAATCCACAAATATTATACAGTTTCACTTATGATGGAATGTTAAAAAATACTCAATGGTGTAAAAATTATACTTGGAAAGTAGATCCGCCATTTCATATCATATCTGGACAAAATGAATCAAAAGTAACTTGTCAACTAATGCCAATGTTAACTAAAGAAAGAGAAAATATAATAAAAGGTATAAAAAGACTGAATTATAGTGAACTCAATTTAACACTTGGAACATGGAAAGAAACATTAAACTTATATTATAATAAAGGACCTTATTGGAAAATTGAAGGAAATAAATCACCAATAATAAAATATTCATCAAATGGCAAACCAATAGAATCAATAGAAACATATACTCTTGTGCCACTATATGATCAATCTGGGGTTCCTCCAAAATATTCTACTGACAGAGATAGTTATTCATTTAATATAAAAAATGGAAAAGTAATGCAATTCTATGGTACAAATCCACCACTTGGTTATCCTAAAGTTGATATTTTTTGGTATTTGCCAGGTCCAGCTTATTTATCATTCTACTCAGCATGGTCAGATTATTCTGTAAAATTTCCAAATACATTAGACATATACGTAAAATAAAAAAGCCTCAAATTGAGGCTTTTTTTTATTTTACATGATTAAGATACTTAACTAAGTTTTTGTGCAAAAACTTCTACTTCACATATCATATTGGTTGCTGGTATATAACTTAATCTAGGTGCAACAATTTCAATCTCATTCAACATTATAGGAATACGATTAATAGGTCTTTCAATATGATGAAATGATAATTTATTATGATCTCTAACAGAATCTCTCATATTAGAATCTCTCATTGCAGGACTAAATCTACCTCTCATCATTTCAGGATTACCTTTCATTCCCCTCATTTCAGGATTTCTCATTCCTTTCATTTCAGGTCCATTGTGTCTAAAATTTTGACGACCTTCAAATCTGAAATTTTTACCTTCACAGTTACAATCATTCATCTCAACTTTTCCAGCTTGAGCAAATTTCTCACGATTGAATCTTTCGTGTCTGTTGTGACCTCTTCCTACATTTACTAATAGTAAGAATAACATTCCAGCAAAAAATGCTAGAACTAATTTTGTGTTTGTGCTAAGTGTTTTCATAATCTTTTAATTGTTTTTAAATTGTTTTTATATCTTATATATACACAAACTTAATACAAGTTATTGATATATTGTTCATAAATAGATGAATTGACTGTTTTCATAGACGGATTGTTATTTTTCACCGACACACACAATTAAAATTAAACATTTTCTACTTAATTTTATATAAAAATCAAAATTAAATCACTCTTTATGTTACAAATTATTCTTACAATCGTCGTTTGGTTTCGTGGATGGAAATGGTTAGCACTACTTCCTATGGCTGGTGCATTTGTTATCGGATTATTCATAGGAATGTCTGGTGGAACAGAATTTACCTATGCACAAAAAAGTGCAGCACTTATTGCTGATGGATTAGCAGTTTTAGCTCTTATTATCATGTGCTTTGTTAAACCTAAAGTTAAAGTTGTTGAATATCAACCTTCCGACAAATTAGACACCTCAAATCAACCAACAGAAAATGAAAAAGTCGCTGAATAAGCGACTTTTTAACATTATGAAAATAGGTGATAAATTATTATGTAAAAAATCGGAAATAATGAATCCGTGGAATAGTATTGAAGTTCCTGATCTAAAAAGTGAAATTACAAAGGATAAATATTATACAATTTCTAAAATAGGAGAAAAACATATAATGATACTAACAGATATTTGTCATAATGCATTTTCAACATCAATGTATAGTAGTGTATCACCTTGGTATTTATATGACTATTTCTATACACCACAAGAAATTAGAAAAATTAAATTAGAAAAATTAAAATTAAAAAGTTGTTCCCAATAATCATAAAAATAAAAAAAGATACAATTTCTTGTATCTTTTTTTGTAAGTTATTGATACTGAATCAATAATAAAAATCTTCCCAATAGTCTGCGGCAAAAGTAGTATCTAAACTCATAACTTCTGTACCTGAAGCCCAATTCAAAGTCTCCATTCCTGAGAATGCCAACATCATTGCGTTGTGATAAGTTACACGTCTGATAACTTTACCTTCTTTATCATGTTGATGAATAATAATATCACCAACCAAATTTTTCTTGTAGTGAAGGGTTCCAGTTTCATTGTTCCAAGCTAAGTCATACCAATCTTTCAACATCTTAAAACAGAATATTTGATAATCATTATTTTGGTTAAGATTAAATTTAATTTTTAAATCTTTAACTGATGTTGTATCTGGCATCAACACAAAGACACGAGTTGAATACTTAAATCTTTGCTCAGTTGTTGGTAAGGTTGGATATGTTGGCATACCAGCCTCAACTGTGTTTTCCAATAGCAAATGTGTCGCATTTGGATGTATTGATTGTAAAATTTGAGGTAAAATAATTGTCACCTCAAATAGATTCAGGTGTATAGGTTCCCACTTTTCTCTGTGAGAATCCACCGTTGTAAAATGTGCTAATGGCATATATCTTTATGATTATTTTTTACTATATATAAAAATCTATCTCTTCCCTCTGGAAATAAGGTATATAAAAAAATATTCCTGAAATTTGCTGGTCTGGTGTTATGTTTTTCTAAAAAAACGAAAATCTAAAAAAAAATTTTTATATATACCGATTTATTTAAATTTTAGTTTTTATAATCTACACTATATATAATTTATTTCTTTTAATTTTTTTACAACAATATTTAAATATTCTTCTCTTTGCTTTTCATCAAAGACATTAAAATCATCAACATTAAGACACAATTTTTCTGATAAATTATATTCGTTAAACCAAGATTCATATTTATCATTTAATCTCATCCAATAATTTATTGGTACTTCAGTTTCTATTCCTCTATTCCTTGTCGCAATTCTTTGTATTGCAGTTTCTGTTGAACACTTTAGATATATCATCAAATGTGGTTGTTTTACATGTTCTAACATATTATGAAGTAAAGTTTTATATGTATTGTATTCTTCTTTTGACATATTACCATCTTCGTGAAGAAGTTGTGCAAAAATACTATCACCATATATACTTCTATCAAGAATTCCACTTGAAAATTTATTAATTTCTTTAATCATTCTAAATCTCTCATTTAGAAAATGAATTTGTAGTGCAAATGACCATCTTTTTTGTTTTTTGTAAAATTTATCTAATAATACAGGTGTATCACTATTCACCAATTCTTCATACAATTTGATATTTGTTTTTTCTGAGAGAAAATTACCAAATGTCGTCTTTCCAGCGCCAACCGTAGATTCAATTGCTATCATCATATAATTTCTTTTATTATTTATAATAATTCTAAATAGATTTGTTTGAATTTAGCATAAAAAAAAGGAAGAATAAATTCTTCCTTTTTTTATTTATAACATCAATATCTATTACTTGAATCCCATAGATTGAATGTCACCTTTCTTCATAATTGTACTATTATTTACAATAATACCCATACCTTTTATGATTTCAACATAAGTGTCAAGGACACCCATTTGAAGGTCAATAACATAATCAGTATTATTTGTAACATCGCATACGTTCCAGAAATCATAGAAAGCATCATTATCTAACATATCTTTACAGATTTTATCAGCGCGATATTTAATTTCTGATCTGATTTCAGGTGTATTAAAACTCCATTGATATCTTAATAACATATCATAAAGTCTGTTTTCAAGTTCAATAAGTACTTCTCTTGAATGTAAGAAACTAAGTGAACTATATGGAAATACTTGTGCTGTCATTTCATCATTTATACAATAGCCATTGTTTATTTTGTAAACAATTGGGTTTGCATTCATTTGATGTAAGTTTTCAAGGTCAGTATTGGTGAAATCCATTTCAGTTTTAGTGATATTTTGGATTCTACCATTAGTAATACCTGCACAAATTGTCCAAGGTAACATACCAGCAACATTAGAAGTGAATTTTTGCATATAAGTAGTTGCTGCATATGATGATGGTGGAACCCATTTAGGAATACCATTATCATAAATTCTGATATATGGGAAGAAATAACCTGTGCAACTTCTACCATCAATATCACCATGTTTTTGAGCGAATTGGTAATAAAAATCAGGATTCTTAGAATCATCAGCACCTGCCATGATAAATGCGGTATTAAGTGAGCCATCATCATTTGTAAATGAAGGATTAGTTGATTCTCTGAATATTTTAGCACTTGGCATATTAATAAATCCAAGGGCATTAAGTTTCATACCACAAAGGTCAGCTAATTGTTGTTTTGATCCAAAACCATCTATTGGAACAAGTCCTAAACCAAATGAATCAACTAAGTATCTCCAAGATATTTTATTTTTATCTGCTAATCCTTTTGCAAGATTAGTGTCTTTATTAATAATATCAAGTATTGCATTTTGTCTTGAATCTGTTCCATTAGGAATAGAATCGGTATGTACAACAAAAGGAGAAATTTTTAATGCTTTATACTCATCAACATAAGCATCAATTGATGGATATGTAAATGTTTGATAATCAATAGCAGTAGTACCAGTAGCAATATTAAAGTCAGAGATCATAATAGGAGCATCGGTATAAAGAATTTTAAGATCAACATTATTTGGATCATTCTTTACATTAATAATTCTGGTCAATTTTCTTGGTACAGATCCTTCTAAATAACCAGGACCACTTGGTGCTTCATAATAAGTAACATCATAATAAGCTGCTAAGAAACCACCTTTAGTTATTTCTGAATATCTATTTTTATTTACCCAAATTTGTTGACAATTTGTAAGGTCAGAATTAGGATCAGTCGCTTCAATTTCTACTGATTGCTCCCAATTTGATCTATTTGAATGAATATCAATTTCAAATAAATAATCATCTCTCCAACTATTATAAGATATAGAATATTGGGTGTCAGGATTTACTGTTTCTAAGAAATTTACAGTTAATATATTACTTTGATCTAAAAACATTTTCAAGAAAATTTTAGATGTGCCACCACTATTATTATTTACATAAAAATAATCTAAATTATTTATTATACCATTATAATAATCTTGATATAATTGTGAATAAGTTGCAACTATACCTTTTGATGCTGAAGAAGAATCACCTGCGTAAGTATATCTGGTTATAAGAGTGTTAGTGTTACTTGGATTAAATAAGAATTCATTATCAACATAATAAATTAAAAATGCACTATGCCAATGACACAAATCAGCATTAACTACATAAAATTTAATACTTGCGTTTGAAGTTGAAGTTGCATCTATTGGCATTATTGAAGTGACTGGAACTTTAATACCATCCATAAATGTCACTGAATTTGTACCAGAATATTGTATCATAACACTTTGTGTAGTTACTCTATCATACATTTCAGTAAAAGCTTGCATTGCTCTTAAATAGCCATATTCATTATATGTTCCTGTTTTACCTGATGTTCCAGTAAATTCAATTTTAACATATGTTCCTAATGTATCAAAATCATCAATTGCAGTAAGACCATAACTAGGAATATTATTCAATGATACATAGCCAGTTGAACTAACAGTTACTGGATAATATGTCAATGTTGCAACACCACCTGAATTAACTGTATAAATATAACCCAAAATAATTGTGCTATCTAAACTAAATGTATAATCTGGTTTTATTGCTGTTACAGTATTTGAAGCCGCACCATATAAAATATTTACTTTATTATCACTAGTAAGATAAAGTACATCATATCTTGATGTATACGAAGCTGAAACTCCACTTACAGTTACTGGAGTATATGTAAATCCAGTTGTAAGTGTTCCATTTATAACGAAATGTGATACAGCACCACCAAAAAATTCAACCAACATATCAGCACCTGCTACAAATGTAGTTGTAGTACCTGTACCATAATAAATTTGATAAGTACTTCCATTAGTGTAAATTCCAGTTCTATCATCAGTACCAGTTGCTGGCAAATTATAACTGTTCAAATTATTTGTTATAACATTATTACTTGAATCAAGGTATTTTTGTGAGTATGTTAATGTTTCTTTAAGAGTTGCATCATATGACATAAATTTAATACTACTAATGTCTTGTCCAACAATAACATCACCAATAATATCAAGATTACCAAGTTTGAAATCTGCTTCCAATAATGAATCTTCATTGTAGGTACAGAACAAACCAGTTTTATCAGTATTATTATTAATAATACTCTTAATATACATATCTCTATTATTAATATCTTTGAAATATGGAATTAAAGAAACATCATATTTACCAAGAATAGTAACAGTTCTTTCGTTAATAAAGTTATTAACTTGATTTTTCATTAAGCCATTTCTATTGAAGTATTTACTAAATGTAGTATCGTTACTCAATGTTTTATAATCTGACCAATCACCAGCAACTACAACAACTTCAGCAAGATAATCTGAAATCCATTCTCTATAATCAATATAAGCTGGCACTTTTGTTCTATCACCATACCATTCTTCTGCTGTCACATCAAATCCACTAATACTTGATTTGAACATAAATACGGTAATATCTTTATCTCCCATGTTTGTGATATGGAAAAGTCTTTCATTATCAACAACACCATAATTATTAGCTTTTACAACATTTAAGAATGCATCTGAATCTCTCTCCCAAAAATCTTGACGATTGAAGAATGATTCATACGCTGATCTTGTAACATCACCATTTTGATATTGTGAAGATACTGAGATAGATTGCCAGTCAACCTTATCTCTATTTGGATTTGTGGCTAAGAGATTTAAAGCCCAAACTGGACCATTTTTCAACATTTGTTTTACTGTTTTGTGAAAAAATGAGCCTTTATTTTCTAACCTTCTATCATCATCACCAAAAATATCAGTAAACTGATTAGGATTTGTACAATAAATTGGTGCGTTAAAAGGTCCTTTCTTGGAAAAACCAGGAACTAAATTTACTAGAACATTCTGTACTGGAAGTTCTATGATACTACTATCAATCTCTTCGATGAAAATACCTGATCTTTTGTATTTTCCGAAATCATTGTTTTTGATTGGCATAATTAAAAAATTATTTTTATGGTATATATATTAAAATTTTTTCTGTAAAAAATCATTTTCATGACTTTTTTACATCTTTATATATTAATATGATTTTTTAAAAAAAAGTCAAAAAACATGCAAGATAAGTTATAAGATACTTGATAGTGTCAAATTAAAACCTTATCTTTGTACAATTAAAAATTAAAAGATATGAATAAAGATATTAAGCCATTATACAGAAAAGTTAATGCAACAGCACATAATGTTGATCACTATAAAGGTTCTGATGCAAAATACTATAGAAATAAAAAATCTGGAATTAAAAAATCAATGAAAAAAGATGTTCAAAGGGGACTTGATTATACACCTCTTTATAAATTTCTTCTTTCTAAAGTTGATGAAGATTGGACAAATGTTCACTCCGAAGCAATAAAAAGACTAGATTGTGAAGAGCCAATTTTTCATTTGGTTGCTAAAGATGATTCAGAAAAAAGAGATTATGTTAGGTGTGGAGAATCATCTTATTATAGTGGTTTATATGTAGACGAAAATAATAAACTGAAAAAAGTAAATCCTAATTTTAAAAATGAAGATTTGACACCATCCTGTGATTGTTGTACTCACACTTTTAATGGTAAAGTTCTCATAAAAAAATACAATTATAAACATTATTTAGGTGATTTAAATTCAAAAAATTTCGTATAATATTTGGTAGATTAGAATAAATGTTGTATCTTTGTAGAGTCAAATAAAAACAAACACACACACTATGAGAAGAAGATTTTATTTCAACAGAACAGTTGCCGTTACAAAAGTATTTGATTCCGTTAAATTAAACGAAGACCTCGACAAATTCGACAATCAGATTGAAGATGGTTTCCTAATCACCAAATATGATGGTCGTGAAATTTGTAGAGTAGAAGTTTCTAAAATCTATTACAATTTTGATTTCACCAATTTTTCAAAATCAATTTTGGCTGAAATTCAAAAATATTTCTCACCAGAAGTTTACAGACTTAAAATTGCAAGTGGTGAACAAGAAATAAAATTGATTGGTGATGAATTGTACATTGACAATGAGAGATATGAAAAAAGCATCAGTATTGTCAACTCAACTGACAAATCTAAAGCACTTTCAATGAACGTTGGTTTGGTGAAATGTGAAAAAGGTAAAAGGTCAACATCAACCATAATTTTGACAAGTTTCAGCAACAAACACTACAAAGCAACTTTGCCTGACAAAATTAAGTCATTCTCTGAAAATTTGATTAACTTCAATATGGATATTGATTTTCATGTCAAAACAATTGAAGACTTGAAAAACAAAGAAGTGACAATTGTTGAATTTGCAAAATCAATTCTTTTTGATAAAAACGGTAAAGTTGTAAAAAGTATTGAATTGAAACTTGCCGCACTTGGTAAAAAACTGATGTATGAATATGGTTTCAGAAAAAATTATTCAACTTTGAGCAACCTTACAGCCGCTGAAATTGAAAAAGTTGAAGACTTTACATTGAACGCAAAGATTTTGTTCACAGCATATGTTGAAATGTTCAAAGATAGTGACACTTCAATTATCGCAAGAGAGAGCAGAAGAGTTATTGAAGCACTTGAATCAATTAAAAACTAATAAATGGAAAAGCAAGATATTCAAACTGTTTGTGATGATTGTTGCGATGATCACACCGTTAATGTTAATAACCAACTAATTGGTGAAATTTTTCAATGGCTAATTAATAATGACTATAAAATTTACAAATAATGTTAAAAGATACAATATTAAAGAATGTTGATGTACTAATAAAATAAAAAATGGAAAATTTACCAGAAGGAATGATTCCTGATAGGGATAATCAGGTATATTATGATACAGAGAAAGGTCAATTCTATATCATACAGTGGACAGATGGTGGAACTTGTGATATTCCAAAAAGATTTTACATTCCAAAAAATTAAAATATAGTTTTTAGTGGTTGTTTGTAATGACAAGGTGGTGCTATGGTTTAGCACCACCTTTTTTATTTTTTGTAACCTTTTAATCAGAATTCAGTACAATATAGTTCAGAGCATTTTTTTTATTGTGATAGTTTAAGTATATTTGATATACAAAATAAAAATCAATGTGATTTTATCATTAATAATTAAATTATTTTAATAAATGTAGTAAACAAAGAATCAATTTTTTACTATATAAATGTTCTAAATTATATCTATGAAAGAAAACGAAAACGACAAGATTAACGAACTTGAAAGACAGTTCGAAGAGCGCACAAACACTAATTTTCAAAACTTCTACAAAAACTACAAACCAAGGCTAATGTGGTATATCTCTAGGTACACCAAAGATCCAGAAATTGCAGAAGATCATGTTGAAGATGCTTTTATACAGGCATTATTGAATATTAGTACGTATAAGAGACCTGATGAAGGTGGTGCGCAAGTAAATACATGGATTTACAAAATCGCTGAAAATATTGTGAAGAAAGCTCACAAAGACAGCGAAAGGCTTCCAACCAATTCTTTGGATAAAGAAATGGCAGAAAATTTCAATCTGTCAAATATTATTCCATATGATGATGGTAAACGACACATTGATGAATATAACATATTCGTCAAGAAAGCTAATTTCATCAAAGAAACTATTTATAACTTACCTGAAAAGGACTCTAAGTATAAAAAAGTTTTAATTATGCGAGAAATTGAAGGAATGGCTTACAAAGAAATTTCTGAAGAGTTGAATATAAATCTTTCAACTATTAAATCTCAAATTAAAAAAGGTAGAAATATCATTAAAAAGAGAGTGCAGAAAAAATTCCAAGAAATTGATCACAATGGCGCAGAAGACGAAGAAGAACATAATATCTTATGAGTCCTGTAAGTGGAATGTAAAATTATGGAGACAAAGATGGTATTTATATGCCATCTTTCTTCATATTAAAAACTATCTAAATCCAATGATAGGAATTGAATTTTTACTTGATGGTAAATTAGATAATGATACTATTAAAACTATGAAATTGGATTGGAAAGATATTAAGAGACACGTTGAATTAAGTAAAATGTATAAATTCTCAACAAAATATGATAGAGAAGATTAAGAAATTAAAAAATTATGTATTAATTCCATCAAACAAGCATCCAAAATGTAAAAGTTATCAATGTAACCATCCATTAGATCCCGTTGAATATGATTGTGAATATAAAACAAAAAT